AAATTGATAATATTACATTCAAAACAAATAGTGGTGTTGTACCACCTATAGATGTAAGGTTTGGACAAATAGAAGATCAAGGTTTTAGCAATACTCTTGTCAGCTCAGGTGGTTCTCCAATTACATCTTATCAACACTTTGATTTAATATATAGTGAAGATTTAGAAAAACTAATGTCAAGATTAAGGCTATCTGATTTATCAACTAACAATGGTAGATATGAAGGTACATTTAGAAAAATTAAAACTAATTCTTTGCGTATTGATCCAATAAATTTATTGACATTTCCAAAATTTAATTTTACAAGTATGCCTGATAATACAGATAAAACAGCTATAGATAACCTTACTTATAATGTTGCAAAAAATCGATATAGTTTAAGAACTCATACACCAAGTCAAACAAATTTAAATGATTTTGACGATGTAAAAGCATCAAGAGGCTACTTTGATTCAAGGCCTGAAGATAGTGCAGATCCACTATTACAATATGCGTATTTTAGATTACGTTAATTTTTTTTTTCTAAATGTTTTAAAGATTTACATTCTTCATTAAGAAGATCTTTAAATTGATTTACTTCTTCTTTATATTCTTCAATAATCTTTCTTCTTTGCTCTAAATCATGCATTGAGTTAGAGCAAGAATCAAGAAAAGTTTGTTTAAGAAATTCATATAAACTCATACAAAAAGTATTAATGAAACATATAATGTTGTAAACAACACAATCAAAAATAAAAAATCTAATATTAATTTTTTCATATTATTCATTTTCAAATTCAGATAATAAATTATTTGCTTCATCATATACTGATTCAGAAACTACATACGTCATGTCACAAGGATCATTTAACGTAATCTTTTCACCATTTTCAGTAGTGTAATCTAGCATCATTATAGTTATTGTGTTTCTATCTCGTGAAACCTCAAATGTGAAGATGTCGTGTTCAAATGTCATTGCTTCTTACCTATTAATTCTTTTATCTCATCAGCTAACTCTTTTATAGACTTTATTTGAGACATTATTGAACCTTGTTCTATCTTTTCCTTCAATGGTGTATTAAGCCATTCTACGCGCTTTTCAACACGTCTCTGACGCGCTTTCTCTCTTGCTTTATCATAACTATCATTTTTCATAATTAATCGCTTAAAGTTGATTTATACCATCCTCTTTTTAATTTAAAGTCGTTATAATCATCTATCTTAGAATTAAACCATTGTACAACCTCTTTTTTAGTCATTACTGGAAAATCCTCAATATCTTCATCATTTTCAATTATCCAACTTTTATAAAACCATTGAAGGCAATGGTCACCATCTACTAATTCATCAGGTATTTCTAACAACAACCACCAACCATCAATACCTTCTGAATACAAATCTCTACACAATTTATGGTTGTGTATTTCATTAAATGATTTTACTTTTTGCATCATATTTACTTTTTTCATAATATAAATTTTAGTTTTGTGTCTTATGACAAGACAATAATATATAAAATATTTTATATAAAAAAATATTTATGATAAAAAATAAAAAAAATTATACTTTAATTATATTATGATGTATTAACATTTCAAGTAATTCATGAAAATCATTTTTTTCAATTATTACATATTCTCCTTTATTTTTTTTCTTATGATATATTAATTTATAATCATCTATATCAGCTTGCATTTCTTTAAATATTTTATGATAAGATGGATTGTTAATAGTTGATTTACATTGTATTGCAAATGGCTTTGTATTTACTAGATCTATCTTTCTATCATCTATTAAACGTGAAGCATATCTTGATGTTTCACATTTATTCCAACCTAGATCTTTATACTCTTTCCTTATTTGGCGCTCGAAATCGTGACCCTTGCGCCTTGATCTCATTCCTGACATAAAAAATACTTAATACTGCTATTAATGCAATAGCAATAAATTTAATTAATTTTTTTTTTACCATCTCTTTCTACAAACAAAGCATAACCAAGATAGCAATAATTAATTATATCTGCAAATCTTGAATGTATACTTTCAGATTTTTTTAAATTTGCGTTTTTAACATGAGAAAAAACACTTTGTAAATGTTTATCCATAAAAGCAGCCCACACTTTTAATTCAGATATGTTTAAATTATTTGCTGTTACTTTAAAATTATTTAATATATCTTCATTATCTGACCTATATTCTGGACCTTTACTCATCATTACATCGTATGAATATTCATTTAATTGTTTTACTATTTTATTAAAATCATTTTGTGTCATAATACTTTTTTTAAAATGTCATACTTTACTGGATCAAGTTCTTTAATCTTACTTAAAAAGATCAGTTGTTCTTGACTAGCTTTTTCTCTTTCTTCGTATGTAGAATCAATACCAAGATTACATTCAATCTTTGCCATTGCTTCCATAAGAGCATCAATCTTTGCTTTTACTTGTTTATTAGTATTGTAACTTCCAAAGATTTCTCTTTTTTCATTTCTATTTAAATCATCTGTTGTTATCATATTCTTTTTTTCTCCAAATGAAACATGTGTTTTTATCACCTATATTACTAGGGTTTATTTTTTGATAAGTATTTAAATCTTTACCTTTATACATAAAATCTATCATACAACTTTTATTTTCAGTATCATAATAAACAAAGATATATAATACATCATTATCAAAATATTCTTGGTGCTCAGACCACATACAATTAAAAGTATAAGTTTTTGCAGTTGTTGTTTTTACATCTACTTTTACACCACCTATTTCTCCATCATATTTGTTTCCTTTCTCTTCATTTTCATTATACCATGTTGATTCTTTAAATATATCTTTAAATATATATTTCTCACCTATTCTACCAATTTTATATCTGTAATTCATTATTTTTTTTTAAATGTGCCATTTTTCATTTTACCTTTTCTATCTTTTATTTCTTCATAAGCAGCATCTATACAATCTTCTATTCTATAATCAGCAAGCCAAGCTAGATTTGTCAAAACAACAACTATATCACCTATAGCATCTTGTATTTCTATTTCATCTTTATTTAGTAACGCTTGAGCAAGCTCTCCTGTTTCTTCTTGTAGTTTTAAGAACTGTGTTTTTACATCTCCTTTTTTATACAAATCTCTATTTTTTGCCCATGATCTAATTTTATCAAATCTATCTTTCATATTTTTTTATTTAAATAATCATTATATATATGCATATTATGAGCATGATGATAATACCAACCCATAGGTAATTTTAATTCATTACACATCATTTTTTGTAATTCACTAAAACAATATTGATCATTACAAAAACCAAACCATAAATCATTTGATCTCATATAAACTGACATATTTAATTTATTTTTTATGATTGTAAATTGTATTGCGTAAGTACAAGGTGTGTCATGCGTATAATTTAATATTTCTTTACCATCATAAATACTTATTGCGGCGTGCCTTGTTTCTTTTTTATTTTTTAATTTTTCTAACACATTATATAATTGACCTTTTCTTTCCCATTGCCAACCATAGTTGGAATTAACATTTCCTTTATAATCTGCCATTTTATTCCAAATTTTAGGTACCTTACCATAAATTTCACCAAGTTTATTTATATTTCGATTACCTGATAAATACCATTTATATTCCGATTTGGCATAATCTAGTTGCCAATTTCTTACATGATTATTAATTTTATTTTTCCATGGTTTTTTTAAATAAAAACCACAATTAAAAATTGCTTTAGTATCATCAAACTGAATACCATTTTCACTTATAGCTTTATACAAGTGTTTAAAAGCTTTATTTGCGCTCTTAAAATTCATTATTTTTTTTTAATACCCACAGTGTGTTTCTAGATTTACTTGGAAAAAAAGGAGCCATTATAACACTTAAAATATTTGTATCATAATATTCTTTTAAATTATTAAACATTTTTACTTGCCAATCATTCATCTCGTTTTTATAATCTTTAATGCTAGCAAACGTGCCATATTTTTTTACAATATCAAAACCTGCTTTTAAAAAATTATATTCTAATTCTTGATGTGTAAATTCTTGTACAGATATACCTCTACCATCACCAGAGTCATAAGTATGATTACCAGCTGCACCTACTTTTTCATCATAATTAGGTGTTGATATGTAAAACTTAGCATTTTCTTTACCGCAATCTTTAAAATTTTTAAGAAAAGTTTGAGCGTTTTGTTTACCTACATGTTCTAAAACTTCAAAAGAACATACTTTATCAGCTTGTATATTATTAAAATCAAGATTATTTTGAGGGTTTACTAAATCTTCTACATAAAAATCACACCAATCAAGTTTTTTAAGATCTTTTTTAAAATTATCTCTTATGTCAATACCTACATATTTAGCTTGTTTAAATCTATTTCTATATAATACTTCTAGTAAATTACCATTACCACAACCAAAATCACAAATAACTTCTCCTATTCTTGATTCTTTAAGTATATGTGTCCATCTTAAGTAATGTGCAAACTGATCTCTATGAAAAACATGTCTTTTAAAAGTTGTTTCTGGGTTTAAGTCAGTTGTATTATAATTTTTAGTATTTAGTTTCATAATTTTTATAATTTATTTTCAGGGTATCCATGTGATGAATAAATAATTTCATCATCTAAAATTTCCTTTGCTGATTCTATATATAATAACGCATCCATAATTTCTTCTTGAACATCAATTAAAAAATCTTTAAGATCTTTCTTACCTGTTACAATTTCATCGTGCATTGTTTGTCCATATTTTTTTTGCCCAATAAGACTTCTTTTATCAATTTTTTTTATTACTTGTCTTACTATTTTATCTTTTGTTTTAATTTTCATATTTATAGTATTAAACTTCCATCATTATTAATATTTTCCCAATAAAAACCAGATACTTTTTTATTATTTATATATTCATTCCATTGATCAAAAGCTATACGCCAAGCAATTTTACCTTTTTCTATAAGATCATCAGATAAAGAATACACTGCAACATCATAAGGGTATCTATTTTCTATTGCTATAAATCTAAATTCATAAGGGTCATAACCTAACATTTCACAGTAAAAACAACATTGAAGGTGATATGCATACTTATAAATCGCGTTTCTAAATGATTTAGGTGAAGCGTCTTGACACGTTTTTATATCTATAATATATTTACCTTTTTTTATTCCATCAGGTCTTATACGGCATGGTATTGATTTATATTCACCATAATATGAATATTCTATTTCATCTAATGTAAATAGTAATTGATTTGCTAATTTATTATTTAATGCGTTTTGTATTATTTGATCTAATGATTGTTTTTCTTCTGACGTTACGATAATTTTATCTTGATTGTCTTTTATAATTTGACTTTTATATTCTCTATCTTTTTTTGTTCTTAGGTTTAAATTTTTTGGTAAAGCTATAATTTCTTTTTTTTCTGGTTCTAATAAGACACTATGTACTGCACTACCAAAGTTCATTGAAGGCGTTGATGTAAATTCTTCTTGGTTAAGATAATGATATACAGACTTTTTATATATAGTTTTTAAACCACTAGCTGATATGCTATCATGAGAATGGTATTCTAAATTTGTATCTTTTTTTTTAATCATTTAGTTCATTGATTTTGTTTTTAAAATAATAGATTCCATATAATATAATGGGACTAAAAGCAATAACATTCCAAATGTTTGGATGCCAAGTATCACCACAAAAACCAAATATATGTCTAAAAAATTCTATCATAATCAAAAAGTACCACCGTCATCACCGATTATTAACCACTACAATGAGAAATGAATCAGGTGGTACATAATAAAACAAAACTAAAGCATGAAAAACTAAAACGGTAAACCATCATCGTCATTTGACGTAATGTGCTCTTCCGTTTTTTTCTTTATTTTGCTAGGATCATTCCATATTACTAAAACATTTTTGCCATACTCATCAACCTTATCTTTTTTAGATATTCTTAGCCTAACAAATTTATTTCCTTTATAATCCTCTACAACTTGAGGATTCTTTTTAATTTTATCTATGTTAATAGTAACATTATAAAATTCTCCATATTGACTGGTTACAGTCTTACCACTACCTAAGTAAATTGTTTCACTCATATAATTTATTTTAAAAGTTTATTGTTTGTATTTTGTGCAACCTTACCGTTTGCACACCAATAACCAAATTGTGATGCAGTTTTAATTATATCACTTTCAGTTATATCTTCATAGTTTCCACCAGTTTTTAAATTCCAAAAATCTATAGATGCTTTTAATGATGACTGTCTTATAATTTGTGTTTGTGTATCATTCATAACTCACATATTAAAGATTTAATAAAACCGATTTTTACCATTGATTGTAATTCACTAACCTTGAATGAATTAGGATTATTAAACTTGTTATGCAATGTCATAGGCGTTACACCCATTTTTTTAGCTAAAGTTAACTTTGTCATACCAAGCTCTTTTAATCTATATTCTAAATGCAATCTTTGTAACATGTATGTAAAATAACAATTATTTTATAAAAATAAAAAATAATTATATAAATTTAAATTTTATTTACTAAATTACAACATCAAAACATTGCTTTTTGGTATTATATATATATTATTTAAATCTCTTATTATATAATAAGAGATTTAATAATTAAGATATTAATTAATCTTATATATATACTAATAATAAAATACTAATTTTTTTTTAAATAAGGCGCCAAATGAATAATAAAAAACAAAAAATTATAGATCAATCAAAAGTGTCTAAGATAGTTACGCAAATTTTAATTGATTTTGAAACAGCAGAAGAAACATTTAGGTTTGCAGATGTGTCAAGTAATAGAAGTAAATACAATAGAGATATAGATAAAGCATTTTATAATCACTCTAAAAGTTATGTAGAAAAACTATGTAAGTTGTTAGTGCTTATAAATGCAGGTGAAATGTTTCATTTACACATGTATAAGCAAAATATATTAAAACATAAAAAAGAAATAAGCAGTATTTATAAAAAAATAGAAGATATTAAATTATGAAAGGTAAACTACAAATTTTAGATTTTGATGATGTTTTAAAAAGAGATGAAAACGCAAATGAATGTAAAGAGGTTTATGTTGATGATGTTAGAGATAAATTAGATACATTTTATAAAGATGGTTTTGAATTAGGTAAAACATCATATATAAAAAAAATAGACGATATATTTTCATGGCGTAAAGGTTTTCTTTATTGTTTTAGTGGTTACCCTCAATCAGGTAAATCTGAATTTATTAATTATTGTATGTTATTACGCGCGAAGTTTTATAGTGATAAAATTGTAATGTATTCACCAGAAACTAATACTTATGAACTTATTACAAATTTAGCAAGAGCTTATATTGGAAAAAATGTTAATCCTGAGTTTGATAATATTTGTAGTAAAGAAGAATATGATAATAGTCTTGATTTTATAAATGATCATTTTGTTTTTTTAGAAAATCAAGAAGAGTTACCATCAGTAGCTGGTTTACTTAATACATTTGAAAGATTATCAAAAAAAGGTTTTGGTGCTTATGTTATAGATCCTATGAATTGGTTGGTAGAATCAAATGTTGGTGAAACAAACTTATATAACTATTTAAAAGTATCATTAACAAACTTAAAAATGTTTGCAAAAAATTTTGATACAATAGTTTGTTATATAGAGCACCCAAAAACACCATCACCAGTACGTGGAAAAATACCAAAAGCTTCTGCTTTTAGTCTAGCTGGTGGAACTATGCATTTTAATAAATGTGACGTTATGTGTATTTTACATAGAATGACAGAAGAAGATTTAGAAGAAAAATTAAGTAAAGGAGATCTTTTAGCAAAAACTTTAGATAATTTAAAAAATAACATTAATTTTGTAGAATTCGAAACAGTTAAAATGAAATCACAAAGGCTGAACGGTAAACTAGGCAGTCAGCTCTTAGAATATGATTTTATAACTGGTAGGTTTAAATAAATAATTAATTATGACAAAAGAACAAGCTTTACAACTTCTGGTTTCAGTTTGCGAAAAAGCATCCAAATCAGGATTATTTACATTATCTGAATCAAGTTTAGTGTTACAAGCACTTGAACAATTTGGTGTTCAACCACCACAAGTTGAAGAATTAAAACAAGATGAGGTGGAAGAAGAAAAATCAGAAACAAAAAAAGTCAAAGACTAAATACATTTTTATCTCTGATGAATGTGATATATTAGGTGAATCACAAAATATTTGCGATACTGTAAGAAAACTTTGGACGTATTATAAATGTGATTTACGATGTATATATATTGCTGTTTCAAATAATGTAAAAACATTTCAAATAAGAGAAAATTGTATTTCTCTTATAGATCTTAATAATGTTAAAACATATAAATATCTAAATAAAATTATTACAAGAGATCAATTTATTTTACATTTAGAATGTGATAAGTGACTCTAATAAAAAAATTTTAACACAAATAGAACTTTTTATATCAAAATATAAACATAAAGCTAATAAGCACGAATATCATAATTATGATGATTTAAAGTGTTACAAACGCATTTATGCTATAGCACATGTTTTTCCTGTAAATAAAAAATATAAAAGAAACATGCCGCATGTAGAAACACTTTTAAAACAATTGTGGCTTTTATATTTTTATTATAAATTTAGAATTGACGGTAAAAATTATAGTTATAAACAAATAGTTAACAAATATTGTTAATTTTGTCGAATGGCTAACAAAACTTTACATAATAAAAAAAGATTACTTGTTGCTTTAAAAAAACATTTAGGTGTAGTTTCATCTGCTTGCGATGAAGTTGGTATATCAAGAACTGCATATTATCAATATTTAAAAACTGATAAAAAATTTAAAGCTGAAGTTGATGATTTGCAAAATGTAGCATTAGATTTTGTAGAATCAAAATTATTTCAACAAATACAAAATGATAACGCTACATCAACAATATTTTATCTTAAAACAAAAGGAAAAGGGCGCGGTTACATTGAACAAAACATTATCGAGCATAAAGGTGGTATTGAAAGTAAATTGATTGAATGGAAGCCAGCAGACAAGAAACAATAGAGTGCAATAAACAATTTTACCAAACTTTAAATTCTAGTAAAAGAATTATCTGTCATCAAGGTGGAAGTAGATCAGGTAAGACGTATTCTATATGTCAATATTTAATTTATCTATTAACTACAAGAAAAAAAAAGTTAATAATAACTATCGCAAGAAAAACATTACCAGCATTAAAAGGTAGTGTCTATAGAGACTTTATAGAAATAGCAGATAAAGTAGGTATCTTACAGTTTTCAATAATTAATAAAGCAGAGATGACAATAAAATATAAAAATCATCTTGTTGAATTTATATCACTAGATAATGAAATGAAAGTAAGAGGAAGAAAACGTACACATTGTTTTTTGAATGAGGCGAATGAATTTTTTTTAGAAGACTTTAATCAATTATCATTAAGAACAACTGAAAAGATGATTCTTGATTTTAATCCATCAGACGTTATACATTGGATTTATTCTGATATTTGCACAAGAGACGATTGTGATACGTTTATTACTACATTTGAAGATAATGCTTTTCTTGATTTAGAAATAAAAAAAGAAATATTAAGAATGAAAGAAAGAGACGCAGACAGATGGAGAGTCTATGGATTAGGTGAAAGAGCAACATTTAAGGAAGGTCAAATATTTGATAGATGGAAATGGATAGACTATAAAGAATTTATTAATAAAGAAGATTGTGAATTGGTTTTTGGACTGGATTGGGGGTATAGTAATGATCCTACAGGCATTGTAGAAGTAAGAAGAAAAAATGATAAATTGTATGTACACGAATTATTATACAAAAAAGGATTAACTAATCAAGATATATTTAATGAAATAAAAAATTTAAAGTTAGAAGAAGAATTATTTATTTGTGATAGTGCAGAACCTAAATCACTTGAAGATATGAAAAGACTTGGTTTGTTTTGTAAACCATCTGTAAAAGGTTCAGGCTCAGTTTTAAACGGAATACAATTAATAAAAGAATATGATGTTTTTGCGTCAAAACAAAGTAAAAATTTATTGCAAGAATATCAATATTACACATGGGAAACAAATAAAGATTCGCAAACAATAAATAAAATAAAACAAAATGGTATGGATCATTTGATGGATGCTTTTAGATATGCAGTTACGACAGGTCTTGCTAGGAATAGTAACCTTATCATTGTTTAATAATTTTTAGTATTTTTGAAAATAAATTCTATATATGGCAAGTTTTCTTCAAAGAATCAGAAATGGTATAAAGGCTTTTAATAGTCAACAAACAAATGAACAATATAATAGATTTATATATGATGTACTAGGTACAAATCCAATATCAAATAATCAATACAATCAAGACTATATTGATAAAGGTTATAAATTTAATCCAACAATCTATTCACTAATACAATTAATTAGTAAAGCTGCAATAACCGTTCCATATAAAGTATATCAAAAACTTGACGAAAGTGCAGTAAAAGAATACAAAGGTTTGTTGTCGGATGGTTTAAATGAAGAATCAGTATTTAAATCTAAGTTAATGAGAAAACATATCTTTGAAGAAGTAGAGCATTCTGCACTTGGTAAATTACTTGATAGACCAAACCCTGCACAATCATTTTCAGTATTTTTGCAAGAGCTTATATCTTTTGGTAAACTTACTGGTAATAGATACGTATATGGTATATCGCCTGAAAATGGCGATAATGCTGGTATTTATTCTCAATTATATAATTTACCCGCACATTTAATAGAAATTAAATCAGATGGCATATTTAAACCAGTATCTAAATATACAATGGTATATAATAAAAATAAATATGATTTAAAAGCAGAAGAAGTTTTACATATTGCTGATTTTAATCCAGATTATCAAGGAGATGGTTCTCACTTATATGGACAATCACCAATAGAAGCCGGCATGAGAGTATTAACTACAGCTAATGAAGCTGTAGAAACTAATTTAAAATTTTTACATAATCAATCTGCAAGGGGTATGTTATCTCCAGAAGATGAAAGTATAACACCTACACAAGCTCAACAATTAAAAGATGCGTTAAGAAGAAATTATCAAGGTAGTAAGTCTGCAAATGATATAATGATTACTGGTAAAAAATTCAGTTGGACAAATTTTGGTTTATCTACTTCTGACTTGCAACTATTAGAATCATATAACGCAACAATTAAAGATCTATGTAATTTATATGGTGTGCCAGTACAATTATTAAATAATACAGAATCAACAACTTATGATAATTATAGAATTGCAAGAAAAGTATTATTTACAAATGCAATTATACCAGAACTTAATAAAATCAGAGATGAGTTTAACAGATGGCTTGTTCCAATGTATGGTGAAAATCTATACTTTGACTTTGATTATAGTGCAATTCCAGAGTTAATGCCAGAACAAAAGCAATTAGTTGATAACCTTTCTAAAAGTTATTGGCTAACATCTAATGAAAAAAGAGAAGCAGCAGGTTATGGTGTTGATGAAAAAATTCCAATTATGAATGAATATTTAGTACCAAATCAATTTATGCCTATATCTGATTTAGATTTAGGTATATCAGAAGAAGTAAGTTTTCCAGTACAACAAAGAGAAAATGAAGAAAATGATGTAATGGATGAAGAAGTAATTAATGAAATAAGAGAAAATCAAGAAGAAGAAAAACAACAAATAAATGCTAAATTAAAAAAATCATTAGAAAAAAAAGCAAAAGAACATAATGAAAAAGTTGGTAATGTAAAATCAAAAAGAACTAATGTAAGAACATTATTTGCTGTTTATAAAAGAGGTATTGGTGCATATAGAACAAGCCCTGGTTCTGTAAGGCCAACAGTTACTTCAGAACAACAATGGGCAATGGGTAGAGTAAACTCTTTTTTATATGCATTAAGAAATGGTAGATTTAGAAGTGGTAAACATGATCAAGACTTATTACCTTCTGGTCATCCAATGTCAACTAAAAAAAATTTAGATTTTAAAAAATTAGTACCAGGTATGACTGATGTTTTTACTACAAGACAAGAAGCAGAAGATAGAGCAGAAGAACTTGGTGGTAGTGGTTCTCATTCTCATACATGGGATGGTGAGGAGGTTTTTATGCCTTTTGAATCACATGATGAATATAATGAAGCAGTTGCTGATGAAAAAACACATTATGATGAAGAGGAAGAAAGAAGAAGAAATAAAGATTTAGAAGATGAGCGTTATGATAATAGAGTAGATGCTCAAGAAAGAGCTGAAGCAATTGGTTGTTCAACAACACATACACATGAAACTGAAAATGGATTAATTTATATGCCATGTAGAAATATGGATGAATTAGAAGAAGCATTATCAAATTATAAGCAATATGAAGATAGTGAAGAAACAAAAAAACTTACGATAATTATCCAAAGTCAGCTAGAAATAATGCAGAAAAAGCAAAAAAAATTAACGAATCTTTTAATAATCCATGCGCTACATTGGTTGGTAAAAATAGAGCTAATGATCTTATTGCTGGTAGACCATTAAGCTTAGATATAGTAAAAAAAACTTTTTCATATCTATCAAGGGCACATGAATATGTAACAGGTAATTATATAGATGAAAAAGATAAACCTATATGTGGTGATATATCATTTTCATTATGGGGTGGTAGTAACAAAGTAAAAAATGTATCTGATGATCCTATGTATAAATGGTGTAAAAGAATATTAGAAAAAGAAGAAAATGCCTCTTCCTAAGCCAAAACCTACTGAATCAAGAAATCAATTTTTATCTAGATGTATGGCTGATGAAACATCTATGACAGAATACCCAGATGTAGAACAGCGTTATGCAGTTTGTAATTCATTATTAAGTAATAAGAAATATATATTAAAACAAGCAAAGAAAAAAATTGCTTTAAATTTTAGAAAACAAATAATTTTAGCTGAAAAAAAAAATTATCCAATTGCATATAATTATTATTTAAAAGAATTTGAAAAGGCATCTAAAATGTTTATTGAAAACCCTATAGTAAATAATCAAAATTTTAATGTTTTATTTTCTGAAATAGAAACAAAAAAAATGTATTCAGAAATGTATAAACAAACTGGTTTAAGGTTTGCAAAATGGTATGCTAATATATTTGAAAAGTTAGCAAAAAAACAGTTAAGTACATCAGTTATTGAGCAAAACATGGAAAGGTATGCTACTGAAAAAGAAAACTATCTTGCATTAGTAAGAGAAGTTTCTGCTGTATCAGGTGTTGCTAAATCAACATTAAAAAAAGTATTAGCAGAATTACTTGCAGATGAAACATTTATGTCACTTGGAGAAGAAGCAAGAGTAAGAGAAATAATGAAAAGATTAAAGTTTAAAGCTAGATGGATGGCAAGAAGAATTGTAAGAACGGAAACAACCGCTTCTGCTAATTTTGGTATTCAATTATCTGCTTCTGATATATATGGTGACGATAACTTAGTTAAAGAATGGATTGCTTTTGATGGACCAAGAACAAGGGATACTCATAGATCTGCTAGTAGTGAATATAGCAATAATCCTATACCAATGAATGAACCATATTTTGTTGGTGGATCAAAAATGATGTTTCCTTCGGATACATCATTAGGTGCAAAAGCTAAAGAAGTTGTAAATTGTAGATGTGTATCTATACCATTTATACCAGATTAAACATGTGATAAAAAAAAGTATTAATTTTGAAAATAAAAAATTATGAAAAAAATATTATTTAAAGGAGGAGTCATTGATGACATAGATCAAAAACTTGGTGTTGTTAAAGGATATGGTTCAATATTTGGAAACTTAGATTCTGATAAAGACATTATAGAAAAAGGCGCTTATGCAAGAACTTTAAAAAATAATGGCAATAGAGTTAAATATTTATATCAACATGATATTACAAAACCAATTGGTAAAATGAGAGAACTTTATGAGGACGAAAAAGGCCTTGCTTTTGTCGCTGAAGTGCCAAAAACCACATTCGGTAAAGAGATCTTAGAACTAATGGAATATAAAGTAATTGATGAAAATAGCGTTGGTATTATGCCAATTGAAAAAGAAATAAATGATGAAGGTAATAGAGTAATTACTGAGGTAAAACTTTTTGAAGTATCTGCTGTTACACTAGCTGCAAACGATGAAGCAAAAATATTAGAAGTAAAAGGTGAATCTGAAAAGATTGATTATTACACAAAGAGATTTGACAATTTAATTAAATTCATTCGTAAAGGTAATATTACGGATGATCTTGGTTATTTGGTTGAATATGAACTTGAAGTATTAAAATCTTTGATTGCTCGTGATAATACACACCAAT